GAAGCCGTATTTTATGCTATGGAAAATTCTGGAAAGTTAAAGGGTGTCAAAAAAAATAAAAATACCAGAAAGAAATAGAAAAAATTTTCCCTATACTTTAAATTTAGTATGGTGGGAGGATATCGTCAGTGAATGCAATTGGGCTGATATAGTAGATATCAAAAAAGCAAAAACAGCTGTATGCTGTAGTGTTGGATGGTTAGTTAAACAAGATTCTAATTCTACAATTTTAATGGCTGATTATTCTTTTGAAGATAATAAAGAAATAAAACAAGGTGGTAACTATACAACCATACCTACCAAAAATATACTAAAAATAAAAAAGATAAAAATATAAGGAGAGCATATGGAAACTAAATTTGATCCAAAAGCTAAAGTTGAACAAGGTCAATTCAGTGATGCACCTGATGGAAAAAATCCAAACAGGGAACATACTAATATTGATTTTTCAAAACATGCACCTAAAAAATACCAACC